ACATCAAAATCAAAGAATGAGATTGTCGAAGGACTGATACTTGATATGAATGAAACTAATGTAATGATACCAAATAAACAGCTGTTCCCGTATCTTCTGAGTGAACTTGAAGTATTTACATATGAATATAACCCAAAAACTAGATCTATCAGGTATGGACACCCCACAGGTCTCCATGATGATACTGTAATTAGTCTCGCGATAGCAAACTACAATCGTAAACAAAACAAACATGTGGGTCAATACGCCTACATAGGAAAGAGATAAATCTAATTTACTGACAATTATATTTAATAATATGGAAATTATAGTTAACAAACAAGTCTATAAATTTGAAGATCGTTTAACCATCGAACAATGGCAAGCGGTAATGCAATATGACTTTATGATTCCTATGAATTGGCCTACTATTATCAACAAAGTAACTGGTGTGCCACTCAAACTTCTAATTAAAGGAAGTCAAGATACACTCGAACTGGGTGCAGCTATCATAGTACAAATGTGTAACGCTCGCCAAGAAACCAAGATAACACCAATGGATAAACTATCTTTTGGTGAATTTATAGATCTTGATAGTTGGATAGCGATGGGTACTCAGAACCACCTCAAAGATATGGGTGGAATACTAGCACCTAATAGTAAATATGCAGATGAAGTACTATGGGCAATTGAACAGTGGTCTAATTACAGAATGTGGATCTTTAGACAATACGCTGGTCTATTTGATTTAGATGAACAAGACGAGACTGAACCAGATCCAGATGTAATGCCAGATCCTACTAGTGTTGCACGAAACTGGTATAAAATTATAGTAGACCTAGCGAACGATGATGTACTTCGATTAGATGACATCACAGAACTACCATTGATTAAAGCACTCAACTTTATGGCACTCAGAAAAGAAAAACAACTCGAAGAGAACATGAGGATAATGGAACAAAATGCAAAGTTAAAAACACCAAGATAGTATGTATACATATAAACAAATAGTAGATCTATTCAAATCAGCAGCACTGAATCACCTAATGATTCAAGACTTTGGTTATGGTCAATTATCAGACATCAAGACTAGAAATGAAAGTCAAGACGGAGATCAAGAGGTTGATTATCCATATGCCTTTTTAAACCCTACAACACATCAGAGACAACAGAGTACAATCACATATCAGTTTAACCTGATTATGATGGACATGGCTCGCGATGAAGAGGGTGACAAGTATGATAACTTTCTAACTATCCAATCAGAGTGTCAACAGTACATCGATGATATGGTGTCTGAGTTATGGAACACATCTACTAAACCAGATATTCAGTTAACTATGACATATACACCATTTGTAGAGAGATTCCAAGATGAGTTAGCAGGTATGACTGCTTCTATTTCTATCGTAGTACCAGTAACCATAAATAATTGTATCGCACCATATAACTAATGACACTCGACGAATTCGAAACAAGACTAGTAGACATGAGAGACGACATAGTCAATCTAACACCAATACTCACTGAGATTGGGAATGAGATGACTAGAGAGTTACAGAGTGCTGCACCAACTGGAAAAACAGGTAACCTTCAATCTAGTATTAGATTAGAAGTACAACCTCAACAGTTTGCAGTTAGTATGTTAGCATATGGTGTGTTTCAGAATTATGGAGTAGTTGGATATGATGGTGGTAGTAGAGCTAAAAACCCACGTGGTGGTCAACAGTCACCAGACTCTATATTCGAGAAAGGGAGTGGTGAAGGTGGTAGATTCCAATTTGGTGTTAAACAACCATCACGAGGTTGGGGTGCATACTACACAGGATTCAATAAAAACATTGGATGGTTTGATGTAGACACATTAACCCAACAAGTTACAACGAGATTACAACAACGAATAAATCAAGCATTTCAATAATTATGCCAGCAACAATAGTATTACAACAGACACCTAACGCAGTATTCGATATGGCGTATGGTCCAAACCCAATCACACTAACAGGTATTACCAGTAATGAGGACAAATATGTACTCAGAGTATTTGTTAATGGTTCAGCAACACCAACTGCGGACATTAGACAAACACCAAACAAGTATGGTAAAGCTATATTTGATTTACAGAATATACTACAGTCATATGTGTCACCACCAGATAAAGACATAGACTCACTAGGTTTAGGAGCTGGTGCTGCAAACTCAATGCGTAACACTTCATCATGTTTAATTACATATAATCTATCTATAGGTTATGAAGTAAATGGTGCAGTTACAATTATGCCAACTGGTTATGGTACATATCTCGCATACGGTGGTAGTAAACAATACTATGAGGTACCATTTAACACAGACTACTATCAATCAGCGGTTGCGGGTGATGCATCACCAACACCTTGTACAGTAGTAACTAGAACTGGTCATGCATTCACAGATGTTAAATGGTTAACAGGACCCGCAGACACTAATGATACTATTCAGTCATTATGTACAATCACACAGAACATCGCCACACGTAATGTATATCGAGATGATATGACTACAGTAACTTGGTTCCAAAAGTTAGAGAGACTGAACGGGGTGAACACCAAGGTTAGAGGTATAGAAGCATTTCTATTCTACTTTATGGATGCAGATGGTAATGTGATTGGTTCACCAGAAATAGTACCTAACACCACTTCATATGGAGGTGGACCTAACGGTAGTATTGGTGATGGTTTAGGTGTACCTAACAGTTTATCTGCTATCACAGTTGCGACAGGTCCATACAATACACCAGGTTCATTTCAAGTACCATTAACTTGTTCACACTACTATGTGATACCAGTTGCATATGACCCATGTTCAACAGCGACACCAAAGTTATTGCAAGAAGATCTATTACAAGCACAGAGATTTAACATATTAGATGAAAAGTGTAATGACTTTGAACACTTCCAATTCTCTTGGTACAATTCAGTTGGTTTCAAAGACTACTTTACATTTACTAAAAGAGTAGATCACTCATCGACTACTAATCGTAACAGATACCTGAAAGAAGCGGCGGATTACAACAGTCAATCATGGTCAGTAGACCAAGAGTCGAGAGGGTACACAACATACTCATCTAAAATCGAAGATATATACACTGTTACTTCAGACTTTATGAATGATGACGAAGCAGCACTACTTCAAACGATGTTCCAATCTTCTGAGGTTAAAGTTAGAATGGCAGATAAAGACACTAACCAATGGATACCAATCGATATACTTGGTTCGAGCTACGATCAAAAGACTAACAGAAAAGATAAACTATTTCAATACACAGTTAGATTTAAACTAGCGCATAATATAAAGTCACAAAGAGGATGATTCAACTAAAGATTTACCCAAACGTTCAGAAACTACGTAGTCAACAACTGTTTCTAGATCTGTATGATACGGAACCAATTAAACTGACACTGTCAATCGAAGACATCACTAACGCTGATGCTACTTCAGTGTTCTCTCGTACGTTTAAAGTACCTGCGACTAGACATAACAACGAGTTCTTTAAAAATGTGTTTGAGGTAAACGGAGTAGACTTTGATGTGACTGTTAAAAAACCAGCAGAGATACTTGTAGATGGTGCTGAATTTAGACAAGGTCACATTAGATTACAAAAGATTTATGTAAACCAAGATCTAGACAAGACAGACTATGAACTGCTTTTCCTTGGTGAAACCAGAGACTTCTCAACAGTAATTGGTGACAAACCTTTGTGTGAGTTACTAATGCCTGATTTACAAGCTAGAAATTTAGATGGTACAGCACGTAACCCTACTATCACAGACATAGAACAATCATGGCAAGCATTTCCACAAGATGCACAAGTAGATGGTAATGGTCTACCAAACGCAGGTCTCGCATATGGTAATATCATCTATCCACTTGTTGATCATGGTAATGTATATGAAGAAGATGGTTCATTACCAGCAACTTGGTCAGATGTAGCAATAGGTACTTCTCAATCATTTGCAGGCACAACTAATAATAACAATCACCCATTACCAACTAGTCGTTTAAAACCAATGATTAGAGCCAAGAGAGTATGGGATCAAATCTTTGAAGACGCTGGTTATACATATACTTCTGACTTTATTAATTCAGCAAAATTCCACCAAATGTATGTGAGTGCTTTTGGTAATAATGCACTACCTGGTTATTCAACACAAGGTTCAGGTGAAAATCTATTACACTCACAATACAACACGAACACACCTACTCAATACTTTGGAGACTATCTATATTTACCAGATAACATATTTGATCCTGGTAATAATTTCCAAGTAGGTAATGCAGGTATTGGTAGTCGTTATATTGCACCAGCAACTGCGATAGGTGGAGATGCACAGAAATATAGAATGGCAGCATCCGCATACATCTATGGATATAGAGAGGTTAGTTGTCCTGGTTTTTGTACAGCACCAGTAGCAGGTAGACTTGAAATTTATAACATATCTACTGGTCAAGTTTTAAAACAATCTGGTTATGCATACGGTGTTACAGTTACAGTTTCATTAGATACTGAGATTGATAACATAACCATTAATCAAGGTGACCAATTAGCGATTAGAGTTTCAGGTTATAGTGGCACTGATTATGATGAGGTACACAGTATTACATGGCAAATCATGAATGCACCTGGTACACTCTTGCCATCTACTGATTTGGATTGTGAATACAAACAGATTGATTACATTAAAGACGTCCTAAAGATGTTTAGATTAGTCATGGCGCCAGATCGTAATGACACTAAAAACTTTATTATTGAACCATGGCAAACATATATCAATTCAGGTGATTTACATGATTGGTCTCATAAACTAGTACAGAATAAAGATCAAGTACTCGAACCACTCTTTAACACACAATCAGAAGAGATTACATTTAGTTTCCAAGAAGATGAAGACTTTGCTAACATCTATCACCAAGAACAATACAAACATCCATTTGGTTATTTAGAGTTTGATAGTAACAATGAGTTATTAAAAGGAACTAGAAGTATAGAAACTGAAGGTATTTCGCCAACACCTCTTGCAACTATTAGAGAGAACGTTAATACAAACCACGTCGCTTCTAGTTTTATATTACCTCAGATATATGCTAATGAATCTGAAGGTGGATCCACCCAACAATTACCAATTAAACCTAACACTAGGTTTATGTTCTATAATGGTTTACAACCAGTTCCAACTCTTGCGAATGGATCTCAAATCAAATGGTTTTTAGGGACAAGTAATAATTACTACGACACATATCCATTAGTTAGTACATTTGAGAATTGGCCACAAACACAAAATGGTCTCAATCTCAATTGGTATAATGACATCAACTATTGGGTTCAAAACGCAACTAATCAGATATTTAATGTTGATGGTGAAACACTATATGATCAATACTGGTCACGTTACATAAACTCTCTTTACAACAAGTTTAGTAGACGTATGACCGCATACTTTGTTCTAAACAATGTTGATTTACAAGATCTTTCATTTGATGATACTATCTTTGTTAATGGTAAATATTGGAGACCTGAAAAGATTATAGATGTTAACATAGGTGAACGTACAGAAGTTAAAGTACAATTAATTAGTGCTAATGACTATGTACCACCAGTTTACATCGACGAGCAGTTAACAGACTTCTTTGCTGGTGGCGCAGGAACTCTATGTGGTTGTGATGGTAGTATTAGTGTTCAAACAAATGGTGCTACTCCATTTACATGGTCATTAGATAATGGTAGAATTACTGGTCAAGCAACAACTACGGGTCCAAACCCACAAACATTTACAATCGATGGTCTATGTGCAGGTACATATGACCTCTACGTAGAGGATGATCTAGGACGTAGCGCAACACAATTGGTTACTGTTCCAGATACTGGTAACCCACCAGTAGTCTCTACACATACCCAAACTGACGACACATCATGTGGTACTACCAACCCATGTACAGGTTCAATCACAGTTACCCCGTCGGGTGGAAGTGGTATTGGTTATACAGTAACTTGGATGGACGGTGTAGTTCAAACATCAGCACCATATGAGCGCACTGGTTTATGTGGCAAGTCTACATGGTCTTGGACTATAACTGATTCTGAAGGTTGTGAGTCTGAACAGTACTCAACTACTATTCTGTGTTCAGAACCTGTAGTAGTTCATAGATTAGCACAACATTTAAATTGTGCGCAATCAAGTACAAATTTTGTATACGCCGCAGCAAATGTTGCATACGCACCAAATACTACTGTTGATTTAGTAGAAATACCTGGATGTTTCTATGTTATTGATTATGTATATGGAACACCACTTTACACTATCGCAAACACATATACAGACTGTGTTGAATGTGAGGGTATTACACCACCACAGATATTTAAAGCAGAATCTTGTAGCAATGATCCTTTAACTCCTGATATTTTCCTAGACGCCTCGACTAACCTAGGATTAACCATTGGTCAAATAATTAACATACAAGGTGGTCGTTCATGTTATGAAGTTACTGAGTTACTATATGGTAATGAAACTGTTTCAACTATAACACAAGTATGGGAATCTTGTGAAGCTTGTAATGGTACTGCTCTAACTAACTACGTTATAGAAGGTTGTAGTGGATTTACACCTGACACACCAGACCCAACAGGAGGTGTAGAAGGACCATACGGTCAAGTAGTTAACAATAATGAAATTGCTTTATCTGAAATATATGTAGAAGAATTTGCATTCCAAGACGATTTCAATACTGATGCTTGTCAAGTTAATGGTTTAGTTATGACAGGTGAAGAGAGTGATCCAAATGTCCCAGCAGGTTGGTATTGGTTTAGACCTGAAATTAGATTTGAAAACTTGGTTGCATTACCATTATCAACTAAAATTAGTATAGTTAGAATCTTTGATGACGCTGTTACACCAAATGATTTCGGTGAAGTAGTAGAAGTCCTAGAAGAATGGCCAATTGAAAACTATGGAGTTGGTGAAGTAAATGACTTTGTATTTAGTAGTAGATCATCACACTATTTAACAGAAGGTAGTAACCAAAGATTTGGTATTGCTATTAATTTACCTAACGGTGAAACGTGTGTCCAAGGTGGAGGTACTGGTTTAGACTACGCTATCGATACTAGTTACAATGGTGGTAGTAGAATTCAACCTAGATGGTTAGGTGATTTTGCAATAGGAACTGTAATGTCATCGTCTGGTACACTTCAAGTTGGTGATGTAGTTACTGTTAATGAAGCGGAAGCTGAGGGTTGTTTTGAAGTAATTGGACAAGCATCACCAGATGCACTAGTTCAATATACATACAATGAAGATAATGGTATATACGAATCATGTGCATCTTGTACTGGTGGAGTAACAGAACAGACATGTCATACTGTGACTGCTGGAACAAGTGGAGCAGAGATCTCTTGGTATTATGATGATGGAACTGGTCAAGCGGCATACACACAAGGTTTATCTGCTGGTCAAGTAGTTACTATTTGTGCAATTGCAAACTCAATTCAAGTAATTTTAAACGATGCTACTATAGTTAACTCAGGTGAATTATGTTCTAAATACACAGATCCAGTTACTGGTACGGTAGGTACTACATGTGATACTCCTACAATACCTGGTAGAGCGTGTTATACTTTATCAGTCTCTTCAACTTCAGCTACACGTCGTGCAGAGTTTGGTTGGTTTGAAAATAATGTCAGATACACTATCAATCTCGCAGTTGGTGAAGTATATCAAATATGTGCAGACCTAAATTCACCAGAAGTTTTATTAGGTATTGGAACAATAGAAGGTGGTATTGAACTTTGTACTTCAGTTAGTGATTGTGTTGCAAACTGTTATACGTACTCATATAATGGACCTAAAGGGACTAATTTAGCGTTTGAAGATTGTGATGGTAATAGCGGATACTACTTCGATGTATATAACACAGCATTACAAAATGGTGGTGTATTACCAGCATGTATAGCTAAAGTTTTAGAAGGAACTGCTATCCCATTCCTAACACAAGAACAGATATGTGTATAATTCAGAAACCTAATAAATTATATTTAATAATATGAGCGACGAAACAGTAGATATTAGTTTTAAAATCAATGGAGTTGAAACAGCAGTTAAATCTGTTGATGATTTAAAGAACGCAGTTAATGATTTAGAAAGTGCTGAAAAGTCTGCTGAAAAGCAACAAGGTTTTTTCAGTAAAAAACTAGATGATTTTAAAAACACACTCAAAGAGTTTGGTGCATCTTTTAAAGATCTAAAGGGTGGATTTAACTCAATGAGTAAAGGTCTGTCAGGTGTCGCTAAAGGATTTGGTCTGAGTTCAAAAGCCGCTAACATCTTTGGTAAAGTAACTGCGTCTGCAATCGCAGCAACTGGTATTGGTTTATTGATACCTTTAGTTTTATCATTAGTCAATTACTTTACAAATCTAGAAGGTGGTGCTAAAGCACTCAAAAAAGTAATGGCAGGTTTAGGTGCTATTGTTAGTAATGTTGGTAAAGCTCTCAAACTTTTAGTTAGTGGTGATTTTAGTGGTGCATTCAATACACTCAAAGACAGTGTTAACGAAGCTACTTCAGCAGTTGATAGTCTATTCGATGCAGAAAAGAAATTATCAGATCTTCGTAAAAGAACTATTGTAGA